GCCGCATATTGGGTAGTCAAATGTTGCTTTTGGGTGGAGTTGGTTTTACTTTCTGCGCAACTGCATACTTGATACCAACACTAGTTAAAACACTTTGGCAGTCCCAAAGTCAATTACTTGCTGTGGTTTTATGCGCTTTATATATTCCGCTCTTAATTCTTTGCGCACTGGCATTGTTTACCGCAGCTTATTTTGTTTCAATAGGGTCAGCACCTGATTTTAAAGTTTTGGAATTTAGATTGTGGTCAATATTTACAATACTTGAAGTACTACATATTCTTGGAATCAGATATGTATACAGAACCCAATCAGTTAGTGTTATTAAATCTAACCCATCATTCAAGCGGGACGCCTAACGGCGCCCCTTAATTCAGACGTTAGGCTTCAGGGTTCACTAAGTGATTACATATAAATGCCCAAAATGTGATTTTAGCTTTAATCAGTCTGACAGAACTTGGGATGAGGCCGTGATGTCTGGAAACTGCCCTAAATGCAATTCAGCCTTAATTAACTTTGCTGTTCCCATAAAAACTCAGGTATCTAAAAAATTAAAACCTTCTAAACAAAGTTTAGCCCGTAGCACTCCCGGCTATATAGTCCTTATCATTGGCGGGTTATTGGTAAAGTTTTCTTTAGTAATGTGGCTAGGTATTGTTGGTTACACATTAATGGTTTTTGGTATTGTTATAGTAGTGGCGTTAAATAAACAATCGCCTAACCCATCATTCAAGCGGGACGCCTAACGGCGCCCCTTAATTCAAACGTTAGGGATACTTTGATAAAAGACTTTAGCCTTATTAAAAAAACTCTAGTGGTGATTATTTCTGCACTCATTGGCGCAGTTGTTTTTTATTCATTTTCTATGGGGCTTCTGTTTCTTTTAAGGTTTGTTATACCCATAAATCAAGCCGAGTCTGCTCCACCTCTCTGGGTTTGGCTATTTGTAATAATTGTCCAACTTGGCATGGTATTTAGTGCAGTTTTTGCGGGTTTTTTTGGTTACTCTCGCTACAGCAAAACCCTAACCCATCCATCAAGCGGGACGCGCTAAAGCGCGCCCCTTATGTCAAACGTTAGGGTTACAAAAATGTCTTGGTTTCAATTTGCCATTTGTATCTCAGAGTTAATATCCATTTTGCTTATTTTTAAGCTATGGAAATCCGACGATTTTTTGTTTTTCAAAATCTTCTTTTCAGTTATAGCTCTTGTGCCTTTTTTAGGTCCATTTTTTGTTTTATGGGGCTCTAACTTCCCTAAGCCACAACACCCAGCGTTCCAAGACCGTCAGCGCTATAGCACTGATGTGTTTGACAGATGGAGACACATAATTTCTGAAAATAATCCACAAACTAGATTTCGCATGTGGCAAGCTATGCTGGAGAAAAAAGATGAAAACAAACCCTAACAATCATTCAAGCAAGATGATTAAATCAGCACACTTATTCAATTGGCGCATAAGTTAGTTTACCGTTCTTTACAATGTTTCTCTATTGTCAGCATTTCCCATACCTAAGGTTTATTGTATCCTTTGCCCTAACCCATCATTCAAGCGGGACGCCTAACGGCGCCCCTTAATTCAAACGTTGGGCATCATGAGCGACGACCGCGACTTTATCTCACTTGAATCATTCCTTACTTCGGTGCCAGCCATTGCACCGCCATTTAGTCATGGACATGACCAAGATGGTCTATGGTGGGTAAAGTTTTCAATTGATATTAACAACTCATTGGCTTGGCATGTTGTTCAAGAGTTCGGACATGTACTTAACTACCTCTCATTAAATGAAAGGTTACCAACTACATTCAAACCAGTATCGCCTCCGCCTTATATGAACGGCGGCCCAAGCGAATATCTCTCATGGGTAATTGAGTGTTCAAATAAAGAGTTCAAGCCAGGCACTGTTGCAAAATGGCTTGAGGGGCGCCTTCCACAGCCAGTAAGTGATTTAACTCAGTGGGCAAAAGAGTAATGCCCAACCCATCAGTAGAGCGCGTTTGATTTCTGGACAGTTTGCGTTTGATTTTCGGATGCGAATAAAGTAATAAAATACCATGATTTTAGGATACTAATAAACTTGCTTAATTCGGTACACAGAGCGTTAATGTGTTCATCGTAATTAATGAGCAAAGGTGGTCGATATGTTAAATGATAATGAGGTTGGCGCTTTAGAATTCTTGCAAACAATCCCTTCAGGTGTGCTTAGTCAGTTTGTTAAAGGTGAGGTTGATATAAACAAACTGCTTAAGCTTGAGTTAAGTTATCGCGGCCAAGATAGTGATGGTAAATGGATAGGTTTCAATGATGCGGCCAAGCATCATCAAGTAAGCGTTTAAACGCCATTCAAACGCCCTGTAAACCCACTTTAACGTGGGTTTTATTTTGTCCTGGCTAAACATCTAATTGAGTTTGTAATTAGCAATTAACAGCTCAGTCACGGGCTTGGTTTCACCTTTATTGATGCTGTAGCTGGTTTGCACTTCTTTGAACTCATAGCCTTTGAATAGCTCGCGTATCTGGGGCACGTTGTTGATGCTGACTAACCATTTGCCTTCACAGTCTTTTAAAACGTCTCTGAGGCGCTCAAAATCAGTCTTATCAAATAGACCTTTGCCGTAGTCATTCTCACAATCCCAATACGGTGGATCGCAATAGAAGAATGTATCTTTGCTGTCGTAGCGCTTGATGAGTGACTCATACGGCAGGTTTTCAATGGTGGATCGGCTTAGGCGCAGGTGGGCTTCGCTTAAGTCCTCTTCTAGTCGCAGCAGGTTTAGTCTTGGTTTGCTGGTGCTGGCGATGCCAAAGCATTGGCCGACTATCTTAGCGCCGAAGGCGTTTCTTAATAGGTAGTAGAAGCGTGCTGAGCGTTGTATGTCGGTGAGGGTTTCAGCGGGTACAGCTTGCTGTCTGGCGAACTCATCGCGGCTGATCAGCGACCACTTGAAGTAACGCACAAACTCTTCAAGGTGATTTTGTATCACTCTATATAAGGTCACAAGGTCGCTATTGATGTCGTTGATGACTTCGACCTTGCTTTCAGGCTTGCGGAATAATACCCATGCTGCACCTGCGAAGGCTTCAACATAGCACTTATGCGGCGGTATCAATGGAATGATGGTGGCGGTGAGTTTGGATTTACCACCTACCCAAGCGAGTGGTGATTTACGAGGTGCCGTCATGAAGTACTCCTAAAAGTTAGGCGCTCATGACGCTCTGTAATGATGGGTGTGGGAACAGGGAGCTTTCTACCGACTTTTACTCACCATGCACTTATCCAATCAGGTACTGCGAGCATTCCGATTCTCTGACCTGATACTGGGGCTGGCTTTCTGCCTTCAAATTACTATGTTACCCACACGGCTGGCGACTTGGTCGTGGCCTGTCTTAGTGCGCTGCATTACTAAGAGGCCGCGCCATTCTAGTGTCAGGACTTACTGACGCAAATCACCAGTCGTGTGGTGACTGCTAAAGGCAGTCACTCTGGTTGTTATGTTATGGCGCATAACCAACGCACCCAGCTTTTGCATCCATCCTGAATTCGCCGCTGCGCTATTCAGTAAGGTCTGGTTAGTAACGTACCAGCTAAACGCCAGCTTTTAAAAAAGCCAGTGAAAACTTAAAGCAAAGCTTCTGCTGTAGCTAATTTTTCTCGTAGCAAGTAGCCTTCTAACGCCCAAATCTTCTCACGTGCATTGTCTCTGGCGATTTTACGGCCAAGCTCTGCATCAAAGTTTTGTGGGCTGACGCAGGCGCTTTCACCTGTGACTGTGCAGCCGTTTTTAAGCGTTAAACAGCATACAGTCAGCGTTGCGCCTTCAAAAACATGGTATTGCTCTGACTTAATCACTGAATCAATCAAGACTGGTGTTAAGCGCGGTGCGTTTAAGCCTTTTGCTTGAATTTCTTGTTCTATTGCTTGGTCATTTAACATGTCACTCTCCATACTCATTTACTTGGCCACAACGTGGGCATTTGATACTTAATTTAACGGCTTTACCTTCAGCCAACTTTTTATTACATTTCATACAGCGCAAATCATTTGTAAAACTGGTGTATTTCATACGGGTCACCTATAATTTCCCTGCCGCTAGTGGCGCAGGGTCTTTGGTTGATCCGTAGTTTGGTTACGGTGAGACGGGTGGTTTTAATCCTGCAAGATTAAGGCCACTCGCCCTGTTTATGCTTCTGGCTTTTGCGGCCAATCAATAACCATTGGAAAATCTGGTTGATTGGTTAAGTCTCTTAAATCTGCTCGATAAGCAATCCACTCAGATTTTTTTAATGCATCAAATGGGCTGTCAGCTAATAGAGCAAAGTCAGATGCATTTAGTAATTGGTTGCGTAGAGTGCGTGCCTCATCCGCCATTGCGATTAAATGACGATTATTCCAATCTTCATCGCTTAATGCTGTGGCGTTTGGCGGAAGCTCGGTTAATTCGTCATCATTAAAAAATGCGAGCTTGTTATCTAATAATCTAATTGAATATTTCATTTTGTCACCTAACTTATAAAATTGATTTTATGCCTGTTGAAGTGTTGATTTTTGTGGCACTTTCTGAATCAGTTACATTTAAACCAATCACCCCTGAAGAGTATTTAATTTTTAATGCGCCAGACGCATTAATTTGATGAGCCACTGTGTCAAATTTTAATCTGACTGGGCCATCAGCAATGACCATCCCCTCTTCAAGCCACGCTTTGTAGCGATTAAATATCTCTTGATAACCTAGATTGCTTGGGTGAAATGAATCGTAAAGCAACGTGATATCAAGCAGACCGCTAGGCGTGCCAAGGTCAATTACATCAAGATTATTATCTTGCGCAATCACATCAATATTCGCTCGTATTGACGGCCAATTATCCATTGGAAACCACTGGTCAGGAGTGGCTGTTGCACTCCAAGAGCCAGATGGACTGCCAGCTACGCCAATATTATTTGGTTTAACCAAAACGGGAAGCATGTTATTTGCCAATACCTGAGAGACCAGATTACGCAAATCAGCATCTTGGCTCTGATTGTTTTTTGCACTATTAATGCCGAGTGCAATAAAAACAACCTGTGGCTTTGGTGACTTTGCAGCAACTGCAGCAACTGTATTTGACGCAATGTGAGCGGCCGCTGTGAAGCCTGACGCGCCAAAGTTATATACCTTTGATGATGGATTCATGCTCTCAATATAATTTCTAAGTAACCGAGTGCCAGAAACGATTGATACATTATCTTGCTGTGCATCAGTAATAAAACCAGATGTGTTGATGTACGCCGAGTCACCTGAATCCCAATTTCTTCCGAAAGTTGGATTATTCATGCAACCATAGGACAATCCATTTGTAGGCCACACGTTAGGAGATGGGTTCGCGCCAAAACCCATCGTTGTACTGTCACCAATCACAGCAATAACAACCTGAGAATTGCTTTGTAATAAGGATTTAATTTCTGATGTTGTCAACATTCTTTTATCCTTAGAATGGTGGTGCAACAGGAGGAGTGAAATTACCAGTGCGCAAAGCACCACCTGTAACGTATACAAACTCATCAATATAATCCCCTCGTGTATTGGCTGTGCCATAGTTCCATGCACCTACATATAAAGGGCCTGCACCCTCATAGATTGCTGGCACTCCACCTACCCCTGGCGTACATGAGCCAACGGCAACGCCATCGATATAAAGCGTGACAACACCAGCCACTCTATTGAGTGAAATATGGTGATAATTAATATAATCAGTCTGATAGGCATATTGAACATAAATGCCAGTAGTATTATTTGCTGTGACAAATGACATATAACCACCACCTGCAAGCAACCCTAGATACCAGGCATTGTTTAGATTTGCAGCTACACCCTTGGAGCAGATAAATGTATGTGTGCTGGCTGGCAATGATTGCTTCATCTTGAACCAGCACTCAACCGTAAAATCATTTGCAGCAAATCGTAGATTTGTGGTGTCAGGCGTAGTTAAATAATTAGCAGTGCCTGAAAAATCGCCGAACGCAGTGCCAAATTTAGGTGAAGCAGTATTTGTAACTGGTACCCCAACTCTGGTCATTGCACGTCCAGTTGGAGAGCTGTCTGTGAAAACCGCTCCGCCGTTTGCACCATCAAAATGCAACACTAAAGCTGGTGTTAAAACTGCGTTAGGTGTAACAGCATTTGATGCTATAGACTCAGCGCCAGTGCCAACGCTGTTAGTAGCGCTAACTTTGAAGGTATAAGGCGTGCCAGCAGCTAACCCAGAAACCGTAATTGGTGAAGATGCGCCGCTTGCAGTAATGCCAGACGGTGTGGATGTCACTGTGTAGTTGGTGATTGTTGCTCCGCCGTCACTCACTGGCGGAGAAAATGAGACGTTCGCAGACAAGACACCAGATGTTGCTGCGCTGATAATAGGCGCATCTGGCACCGTGGCTGGCGGAGGTAATAAATCCAAACGAATCACAATGTCATAGCCTGCTGCAAACAATATATCCTCTTCAGCCTGATTGTTAGCCTCGCCAACAACTTTATTAGTTAGCACCTGAATAGCTTGCAAAAGCTGAGTATTGTCGGCTTTTAATAAATCAACATCAGCAGCTTCGATTACATTAACTATCTCATCCTGAATGGCATTAAACCAGTCAGGTGTTAACTCCGTGGGCGGTCTGCTGGTCGCTACATCTTCAGCAACGAAAGTATTGTTTAAGTGGCCTGCGCCATCAATTTTGTGCATAATTTACTTGGCCTCCAACGCCTGTAATATCTTCAAACCATAAAAAAACGTGTGCCTGTTTAAAAGCATTAAGCGCATTCCAAACTAGCTGCGGATTCACTACTGATCTGTAATAACGCACCCTTAAAACATACCTAGCACGATGCCCCCATAATGCATCACCAATCTTGCTGCCGATTCTTGCAGGGCCAACTAAGTGATCAACCTGCAAGAGCGGAATAGAAAAGTTTTCAGTGGGCGCATCATGGCTCCAAAGCCTGTCACCAATATGCCCACCGATGGCGGCGGCTTTGCGGGGCATGGTTTCAGTCAGGCCATTAAGTGCGGCGTTTGCCACACGGCGATATTCGTCAATGTGCCAATTGTCTTGGGCTGGTTTATGTACGGTTGATGCATAGTCAATCACCGCTTGAATAGCGTCATCCAGCCGTGCAAACTCTTGAGATTTAGCCAGGATTAACGAATCACCAAAGCCACCTTCAGGCCAGCGCCATGCAGCGCCTGGCGGACGTAATGCCTCGTGTGCATTAGCAAAGTGGCGGGCGGTGTATTTAATTAGCTTCATCGCCTATGCCGCCTTATGCCCAAGTGATGCCATCAAATACAAGCACTTCACCTGCTGCTACGGCAATATCGGCTACTGGCGCAATGCGCGTGTATTGTGTGGTGACTGTAGCGATTGCAGCATCCAGCTCGGCCATTGCTAAAATAGAGGTCTCGCTAGTTTCAGCATAAATAGTAGTGTTGATGGCATTGGTAATATCTGCGCGGTTTTGCGCAGTATCGAAGCCAGGTAGTAAATCAATAGTGAATGCTACGTTGTGAACTAAAGGCTCTGTCACACGCCAATCAGCTGTAGCTGGCGCATAGGTAGTTAGCATAGCCTCTACTGCCTCAATAACAGCGGCAGTGGGCAAGCGGTTTGCTAGGCTGTTGCAAATAGGCCGCACAACTACTGTGCCAATGCCTAATGTATGTAATTGCACTAGGGCGGTGGTGACTGATGGATGTGCACGTTTTGCCCATGCACGGTAGTCATCTGGCTTGCCAGAACGTGCGCCTCGGCTCACAACTACTTGCCATTCATCCACCACACGTGCGCGCCAAGCATCTACAAGTTCCTGTTCTGCGCCGCCAGTTAAGCCTGTGACATTTACGGTAAAGTCGCTGTCAACGCCTGCAACAGGGTCTATTAGGGTTAAGATTTGCCCTGCAATTAAATTGCTATCTGAGCCAGTAGTGGTACAGCGTACGGTAATTGGGTTATTGCCAGCGCCTAGTGTCACTGCGCTTAATACCTTGTAATCTAGGCCGTTGCTACCGCGTAATAAGGTGTCGGCCAGCACCATGCTGCCGATATTGCCAGTGGCTAATACTATGCCAGTGGCTGCGGTAGCATCTAAGCGGCTCACAAAATACAGTGCAGCCCACACATAAAGCATTTCTAGGTCGCAAGTCAGTGGTGATATTTGTTTACGAATCCAGTCTAAATAGCCGTACACACCATGAAACTCACGTGCATCTGCGGCAGCAATAGCCTCACGCAATACCGCAGGCATCGCGGATAAATCAGCCTCTATGCGGGTTTTAATTTCTAGGTAACTGGGTCTGGCGTAGTCAGTCATGGTTTGGCTTTAAGCCTCACCATAACTTTTAGAGGGTTACAGTGAGGTTTTCATAATGAATTGACGTCCATTATGCTGGCCTGTGATTTGCAATATAACGCTGGAAACGTTTCGCGCGTCTGTGGTGTCGGTCACGGTAATGTCAGTCAGTGCGTTTGACTTGTCTTCTAACGCACGTTTAATCATGTTTAAAGACTCATTACGAGCCTTGTCGCCTAGTGCTTGCCTACGCACGTACCACAAGCCTACGCCGCGTGTTTCGTCATGCCACCAGCCACGTTGATCAAACGAATCTGCGACACGGTCTTCAGGCGCAATTTGGTCAGTGAACAATATGGCATACACTAAAGTTTCAGCTGCGGCCTGCGCGGCTTCGTCTTCTGTCGCATTTTGGTCTTCAGGTGCCAGGTCAAATACGCCATTATCAAGTTGTACGAGTTTTAGCATGGGTTAAATCTCAGGTGGTGAGTGTGGATGGTGCGGTTTAGCCACGTCATTGTCTTGCCAAGTTTCAACGCCTTGACCATCCCAGCGCTGGCCTTGGCCGTTGGCATCAAACTGATAGGTGGCGCGTGCATGTAGCTTGATATTTTCGGCGCGCACTTCAAAGTTAAGCGGGGTATCAATCAAAATGCCTGTACGCTTCAGGTGTACTTTTTGGCCGAGGTCATCACTGAGCGCAACTTCGCCCTGTGCCAAGTCTATCTGATAACGGTTATCACCCACAATCAAGGCAATGCCATAACTGCGATCACCCGATGGAAACGCCATATAAGGCTGGCAACCTTCCAACGGCCAATGGTTAAAACCATAAGGCTCTACGCGATCAACATTCGGTGGCGTTTCTGAATCCAATATTTTCACCTGAATTTTGTAACGGCCAACACGCACCCCGCGACCTTTCGCAAACAGCAACTGCAAGCGATGCCACACTTGTTGCATCATTTCTTAACTCTCCTGGTATGCGCTGCGCTATGTTTTTTAGCTTGCTTTTCATCGCCCACAAACGCATTGCGATGCATCACAGTGAGGTTTGATGTTGTGCCGCCCTGATCATCTTGCTCATAGCTGCAATCACCAATCAAAAACACGGCATCGATGTTCTCTTCAGGGATTACTACGCGAATCTGCGTATTGATACGCCAAGGTTCAAAGTTACCAGCCACGGTGACATAACCCCAGCCGAACAGTTCTAAATCAATGGAGTGCGCACGCGCCAGCCTGCGGTTACGCTCTAGCTCGGCGCGGCGTTGCAAACCGCCCAAGCCTTGGCCGTGACGGTCTGCCACAATGTGCATCGGCCTAAAATACGTAAGGCCAGCATCTTTAACCGTACCTTTGCGTGAGTTATTCGCCTCGTAATCAAAGCTCTTAATGATGTATTCGCTAAAGCGCAGCTTGTACTCATCATTAACGCTATAGCTTTTAATATGCTCGCCACTGACCAAGGTTGCAACTGGTGCGGCACTGCTTGGCAATGTGAGCATTAAGCCACCGTCTGGTAGCGGGTACAGCAGCATATTGGCAGCACGTGCAGCATTTAATAAGGCATTGGCCGGGCTTTCACATTGCATGGCAAAGTGCGGCACAATGGCCGTATCGCCAACGATCTTCACAGGCACTTTAAACGTGTTACAAAGCTGCTTTACAATCTCACTCAACTTGATACCGCTCAAGGTTTTACTGTACTGGCAATCCACCAGCTCACGCCCAAGCGAACGCGCATTGAAGCTGATTGAATGGCTTTTATCAGTCACGCTGCGGCGCACTGCATCGGCACGCACGGTGCTAACTAGCACATCATTAATCAGCACCTGTGCCACGGTGTTGGCCGTAAATCCCAAGCTGTTGCCAGCCCCTTGTGAGGTGAGGCTTAAATTAACTGAAGCGCACAGATCATCTACGGATTGGCGAATAGAAACCTTTTGCCAAAAACCAAAGCGCTGGTTATCAAAACGCACCTCTACGATGTTTGCCAGCTCTTTAGCCATATACGCGACCCACTACAAACAACGGGTGGCGCACGCCGTTTTGTGCAATAAACACCGCTTCATCAATACCCATCTGGTGCGCAAGCAATACACTAGGCAACGGGTTGGCAATATCGCGGATGATTTGCGGGCTGAGGTCTTGGTCAAGCAATGCGTCAATCAAGGCCGTGCGAGCTGACACAGCCGCTTGAAACACAGCATCGTTCATCTTTGGAAGTAGTGCATCGATGGCCGTTAATACATTGCTTAAAACCGCATCACGGCTATTGGCATTATCGTAATCTGCCAGCCCAAGCTGAGCAGCTGACACCACCAGCATTTGGCTACGCAGGGCAGCTTCTCGCGCGGTGTTGATTTTGTAAGTGGCTGAAACCGTCACCGCAGTATTGGCACTGGCTTCAATGGCTGGCGGGTTAATGGCCGTGCTGGTGATCCGCGCTACTGCACGGGCACGTGTGCTACTGCTCACGTCTTCATCCAGCGCATCAGCGCCGAAACCCAACACATCGGCAAAGCTACCCAGCGCGGCTGCATATTGTCCTGGTACTTGCATCAGCACATTAATATCAGTCTTAACGCCGCCAATTACATTCAGCACTTGATTCGCCCAGGTAAGCGGCAAAGTAGTGAGCGATATCACATTACGCAAGCCTTCAAGGTGCTGGCTAATATCGGCAATAAAGGCATTTAAGCCATCGTTACTCATCGGCTCTAAGGCAAAGTCATCCACAATAGCAGTATGCAGCTCGCGTACACGCGAATAAGCCACATCTACTTTATCTACCGTTGGCGCATAAGGCGCACGGCCACCTGGTACAAAGTCGATTGAAACTACGCAATAGCCACCTTTGTCATTACTCTCGCTGCGAGTCCAATCATGCGCGCGCACCCAAAGCTGACCTAACCACGGATGGTTTAACCAAACCTTGCCTGAAGACGCCAGTTTGGCTGTAAAGCCATTGGCTTCTAAGTCATAGTTTTCACCAATAAAGTAGGCATTAATGTGCCAACCGTCAGCCTTTTTACCAAACGCCTCAACCTCCACCTCATCTGAGTGCGGGAACTCATGTATCACCAACCGCTCGCCAGACTTCGCATCGTGGCTTTCTGTCAGGAACTCAAAGCCGTCAAAGTCAGCTTTGCTTAAACGATCAAGCCAACTCATGGTATGCCCCAAACGCTGCCAGTATTCATAAAGTTTTTAACAGGGCCAGATGTTGTGGTTGTTTGCGTTTGCGCTTTTAAGCCATCGGCCAGCTGTACCCTTACCGTTGTTTCAACCTTTGCAGGCTCGGCTTGATTTTTTTGAGGTGAGTTCAAGTACTCGTATAACAAGCCACCCGTGCCGCCGATGGCTGCGCCAATAGCAGTGCCTATCACTGGCACAAAGCTGCCTATCGTTCCACCAATAGCAGCACCATTCAGCGTGCTGTTTCCATAACGGCTAATAGCAGACTCTTCACCAAAGCCAGCATCTAGCGCATAACCACCAACACCAGCGGCAGCACCAAGAACACCTGCACGGCCAACAAGCTTACCTGCTTTGGGTAGGTATTTACCTGCGGTACGGCTAATAGCGCCACCATCTTTACCACCTAAAGCCACGGAGGCTAAACCAGATGCACCAGCCACAGCGATTAATCCCGTGGTAGCTAAAGTTGCGGCACCAGCTAAGGCTGGGTGTTTAATCGCTAAATCAGCAAAAGCACCTGCCAGCTTACCAATGGTTGGGGTTAACCCATCCATTACGGCTTTAGAGGCTGCGTCTTTGGCTTGATCTGCACCGCGCACCTGGGCAGAGGCTGTGCCAGACATAAGCTGGTAATTCACATCATTTACACCATGCTCGGTTCGGTTTTTTGTAATGGCCGCATCCACATTATCGACTACCGACTTGTTACGCAGGCCTAGCAATGCACCCGTCGCCTGCATGTCCTGAAAGTATTTACCAACAACGCTACCTTCAGACAACGCATTGAGTGAGTCTATGATCTCTTTTTGCTGACCTTTATCTTTGGTCTTACTCAGCTTATCTAAAGCTGCTTTCATTTTCGGGTTGTTGGCTGCTTCCTGATCAATCAAGTCCATCCAGAACGTGACTGAATCTTTGCCCTGAAGGCGTGAGTTCATTAGTTTTTGAGTGAGATCACCACGGCCAGCTTTTTCAAAGTCTTTGGCCGTATCGTTAGAGCTTAGTTTTGCCAGTAGGTTTTTAACGTTGTTGCCAGCCTCATCTGTCGTGCCAGAGGTCAGTATTGAGGCTTGATTCATGGTTAATACTTTTTGCAGACCATCTAAACCAAGCAAGCCAGACTTACCAGCCAGCGGTAATTGTTGCGACAACCACTTAGCCTGGTCTTTAATTTCAAAACCACCTGCTTGGCCTGAAGCAGTAATCATGTTCAATGCGGTTTTTAACTCAGCTTGACTCTTAACCACGCCTTGCCCAACCAGCGTGCTAGATAGGTTTGCAATATCAACAGGCGCAGCGCTTGCACCTGTGGCCGTTTTCATAATCGTGGGTAAAAAATCAATTGAGCGCTGATAACCAAGCACGTTCTTGGCAATCATTGCATCCAACGCTTCAGCTGCTTGGTCACGTGTGCCGCCACCAGTGCCAACACGGGTTGATTTGTTAATCACAGCCTCAAGCTGCTTCATGCCGATTTTGCGTCCAGCCACATCACGCTCAGCAAAAGCAGTGTTTGCCATACCTGCCAAACGCTCATCAAAGTTCATGGCGGCCATCGCTGGGGCTTTCAATACATAAGCACCTGCGGCAACACCAGCACCAACCGTAAGCGCACTTTTACCAATTGCTTGCGCTTTCTGCATCTTGGTAAGTTCACCCAGCTCATTTTTCAAGCTGCGTATTTTGTTGATCTGCGCATCGTAAGCACGGCTAATATCACGCGCATTGGCAGTGCCGCTATTGGCTAGGCGCTTATAGGCAGCTTCAGTTTGTTGAATTTCACGCTGTACAGCTTTTTCAGAACGAATGCCGAGTACTTCACGGGCTTGAGATAGTTTCTCGTAGCTTGAGCGTTGGCGACTATTAGATTGGACTGTTGTATTTTCTGCCTGCTTTGCAGATTTTTGAGCGGCAGCAGCGGCTTTGTCTATGCCTTTGGTGACGCCATCGGTCAGTTTTAATTTGACTTCAACATTCACAGACATAAAAAAAACTCCAGCAATCTTTAAGGGATGTGCTGGAGTTTACGCGCGTGCGCGAGGGCTAATCAGGCTGGAAACGTTTCACGTGTGAATAACACGCTTTCGCGGTGTCACTCAAAGGTCTTGCCTTCCATTGCAGCGGCAATTCTGGCATAAGTAAAAAGTTTTTCTAACGGCCATGCTGCAATCACAGGTTCTTGCTGGTTTAACACTTTCATCACCAGGGAAGTTGCCGTAATTACTCGGCTGACTTTCCCAATGCAACTTCCTGCTCGGGAGACAATTGAGCATCATTTGCAGGTTGATCAATCTCATCCGCAAGCAGCATTTCATCTGCAATCTTTTCAGCTGCGCGATAATCTGCGCCACGCAGTTGCATGATTAAGGTTTCATCTGTTCCTGTGAGGCTTGCAATCAAGGCAATACGTTGTGCCACGCCGCCACGCTTATCAAAGCTCAGATAATCAGCGGCGGTTGTGTAGTCTCTGAAATTCAGTGCTTCTACAGTGGTTTTCCCCAGAGTTAATGGGTGTTTAAGGGTAAGTTTTTGCATGACAGTACCTTTTTGGTGATAGTTAAAAAATCACGCAGCAATTGAGCTGTCTAGCTTTGCCGCGCGATTAAACTAATGAAAAGACTAATATTTATAGCTGAATTACCAGGCTAAGCATTTGCGCTTGAGTATTAGTCAGGTGATATAGAAAGTTTGACTTTACGACATCATCAATAAACAAACCGTTAGCCATTTTTTGACCAACAACCGCAGCACCTTGCGGAAAGCGTAGATATGCCTCTGCATCAAGGATTCGGTTTTTCATATCGAACCTCGCCATGCGCTGCGTACCATTGATATTTAGATGCAGTAAACGCCCATTCATCGTCGATGGATCATATGCTCCACTAGTGCCAGTGGTGAAGGTTTGGCCTTTTTTGCCATACACGATATCGTTTGACCACGCACCAGTGGCGGCGGCTGCAATATCAAGCACATCAATGGCTGCTGATCCACCGCCACGAATGCAGTAAATATGAGAGTGTCTGGTGTTTACACCAACATCGCGCGTATAACCGAAACCCTGCTCAAGTACTACCCCAGCACCATGTGCTACCGGGGCTGCCCAAGTAGTTGTGTCCCAGGTATTAGCCGTGAGGTTGTAGTTATAGACCAGCGCAGTAGCTGTTGAGCGCAACAGCAGTTTGTCATCATCATTCTCAACAACAAACTTGGCTGTTGCACTAGGTGTTACAGCCCAAGCAGCTACAGTAAATACGCCAGCCGCACCCGCAGTATGCGTACTAATGCGTCGACGCTGGCCAACGGCTGTTGGGTTGGTGGTGTCTTCAACTACCCGCACCTGAAAGTTTCGATACTCATCTGCGACCAAGTCGGTGAACATGCCAGAACCAGTAATCGTAGTTGCCGTACTGGCTGTAGCTACAATACAGTTCTTACTATTATCATAAGCACCAGCACCTTGGATAAAACCTTCGCCTGGTGAGCGGTTATAGGGTACATGTGACTCAGATAAAGCCAGCCCGTTGCTATCTGTGCCAATCGTTGCAGGAAGATTAACGATACTTAAGTTACCAGAATAGCTATTGGTCGCAATGTCGTAATATTTAAATGCACCAGCTGCAAGCAAACCTGCTGAAAGTAAGAATACCCGGCCTGATCGCATCTCATAGGCATCACCCAATGCCGGTACAAAACTGAGTGGGGAATCCAACCAGATTGTCGGATTTAATCCACCCGTATTAGCCACAATCGTGCGCTCTTCAATCTTGCCTGAAGAGCCTGCGGCACTGCCTTGAACACGAATACGGAACCCGGTGCCATCACCGCGATTAGCTAGCTGATTAACTCCTACCGCTGCCGGAAGAGCTGTAGTCAGCGTAATCTTGCTGACAGTACCACCAGCCGCAATCGTGCCACGTGGCCCTTGCGATGGGTTAAATATTGCCGTAGCACCCGCACCAAATACACCTGTCAAAGCAGGTGAGGACAGTGCTAACCAATCACCTGTCGTTGGGTCGTACGCATCCAGCGCAATGGCACTTCTCAAAAAATATAAATAAGGTGATCCGTTGTTATTGTTGCGATGATCCCATGCCAGTGATGCCCCTGCAGCTGAGGCAGCTAAAGCCGGCGATTCAGGACGCCATTTTGGTAAATCGAAATAAGGTTTGAATGCTAAATTAGTTGCCATATCAGGCCTCCACTAAATTAAAAGATACAGCAAAATCTTCGGCAGATAATACTGCTGGCATGCTATTTGGTAAGTTCACCACCCACTGCCCGGCAGTGGCAACAATTTCACCATGAATGGTATTAAGAATGGTTGGCGCTGAAACCAGTAATGCTTCAACGGTTACTCCATTTATATCTGTATATCTATTCATGTTACGGCTCTCCTAACTGAGCAAGCCCAATTAATATCCATTTGGTCATAAATGAAACTGTTTGCAGGAATACCTCCAACTTGTGCCATGTTGGTTAAAGTGCCTACTGTAGTTACAGCACCTACTGTAGTCACATTGGCAAGTGTTTGCGCCCCCCCCAAGTGGATCAAGTACCACACGCAATCGGCCTGTTGAAACCTCTTCCCATACTGGATGAACCATAGCTATGAGTGCTGCAATAAGTGCAGCAGAGTCATCACCAACACTTGTGCCATTTTCATTCAAGGCAACGACTGGCTCGGCGTGGGCACCATTTGGAAGACCAACCAACATTCTTTTCACGCCATTTGGATAATCGCTAATTAATTTATCGTCCATTATTTACTCCATCGGCACATAATTGTTTTAGTAATGACTAACCAATTTTCTCAGAGGTATTAGCCATGATCGTCATTTTGCTTTCACCGCTATCAACAGAAAGAGGCTCAGTCACAAATGCCTGGCTAAGCAAGTGAACGCTGCCATCAGCCAAGCGGACGGTCACGTCTTCATCTTTAATGTTGTTGAGCGCAAGTACATCTACGCCGCCTAGCAAGTTAATGCTGAGGTCTAGCTTTGCTGGCTCGGCAGATTCAGTGTAACCACCGTCTTCAGCCAAACGGCCAGGCTTATGCTCACGCTTTGTACCACTGGGCGTAAATGTGCCAGGGTTAGCCGCAAGCGGTAATTTACCTATACTAGGCACGGATACCGTGCGAATGTTGTTAATTTGTGCCATGTTTAAAGACCTTTCAAATTGAGTTTAAATGCTGTTAAAACATCCCTCACCCTAGCCCTCTCCCATAGGGAGAGGGGATAGTGATTTAGTAAGCTGGTACCGCCTTACGGAACTGCATACGGCCAGCCAGAATCGCATACGGTGACAGAATGATCGGCTCATCTTTGTAGTTAAAGCGGCTAGGGTTGGTTGCATCCTGCTCAACAATCAACGTCGACTTGTAATACTCATAAGCCTGCACCCAGCCTTTCTCACGCATCAGCCAATTTTTATACAGGCTTAATAAATAGGCGCGTACGTCATCTTCAGTAGTAATACGCAAGCCTGGGCGGTAGCCTTCATTGGTTTTAGCGGCGGCAGTACCCACAAAGCGTTTATTAGCGCCTGTACGCTGCTCATAACGAATGCGCTCATCAACCTCAGCCGTGTTGATATACAAGTACGCATCATCTGCGCTGCCATCGGCGCGGAACTGATACATACTGACCAGCATCTTGATGCTGCATGAGCCATCTTTAGCAATCTGCATCACGCTCATACCCTTGAATAGCAGGCTGTTGGCGTTTGTCCAGGTGTGGTAGCTCTTGCCGATCATGCCTGGCAATGGTGTGCCTTCGAGCGATTCAACCGGGTTGTTGTAAAGCTTGGTGGCTGCTGCTGCGCATACGGTAGCGGCAGCTTCCCACGTACTGATCGGGTTAAGCTCTATGCTTAAATCACTAATGTGCTCATAGTTTTTAGTCTCGCCAAAGGCAGCAGCAGCGGCATAGTCGCCACGGTGTGCTGTAAAGGCACGGAAGCCAGCTTGTACAGGTGGCTGAAAGCGTAACTGGCTCTCAGCGTGCCATGCAGCAAGCGTGGCGGCATCGTTAATACCAAGCGCTAGGTAGCGATACCAGCGTTGTTGGCCGAGAATCGCAGTTAAATCACCTGGTGCAGGGTCGCCACTGCCGCCTGTCATCGCATTAATCGTTAATGCCAGCCCAGCGGGTTTGGTTTCTTCATAAAGGCCTAAGCGCACATCAATGTTATTGCCGCATGTGCCTTTATGGCGTGCGGTATTGGTGACTACGCCAGCAACGGCAGCCGATGTAACAGGCATTGCAGTACCAGCCGCAGTAATCGCAGCGGTAATGGCTGTAGCAACAGCCGCAACAGTCATACCTGCGGTAATAGGCACGCTGACTAATTTGCCGTTAAAGTACAAAGCCAAGGTGCCAGCTTCAGTGGGGGCAGCCGTCACGGTAATAGTACCAGTGGCTTGTACGCCAGCGGCGTTGTCACTGTATGGCAGCATGTAGATGTCTAGCACAGGGTCAACTTCACGGTAACGCTTCACCATTTCATATAGCATTGAGCCGTCACCAGCTTTTAACTTGGCATCATTCACACCGCTTAGGCGCACAATTTCACCCGCTGGTGCCGTACCAGTGGCAAGCTTTTGCCCAACGATCAACACGGCTGGAATATCATCGCCCAAGCCTGCTTGTGAGCCATCAATCTCAATGTATGCACCCGGGTAGCGAATTGCTGACGAAATTTTATTAAACGAAATCATAGGTTTTCTCCTGTTCTGATCAAACTTTCAAAGGGTTCTGGGTCGTCCAGATAATTGGTGATCAATGCGTTAAAGCTGTATTTGTCAGCCCAGAACAAATCACCGTTGGTGTATTGCAAAACGCGGCCACCATCAAACTGAATCGGGTTGACATCGGCCTCAATCTCCCAGCCGAGCAGTAACTTTTTAACGGCTTGGCGGTACATCAGCAGCATGTCGTCAGTTTCACCTGGGCGGTGATCACGCGCATTTGCTATGGCGATCACAATGTCAAAGCTCATTTCTACGTCTTCAGCACGCTCACCAGCGTGTGTTACTTTGTCGGCTGCGCGTATCACCCAGCAATTTGGCAATGGTAGGTTTTCAACATCTAGCTGCGCGTACTCAGCCGCACCAGCCACCTGTTTAAACCACACACAACTAAAGCCAGCTGGCTTAGGTTTTAAGTGGTTAATCAATGGGGTAAGCGAAATCATGCTTACCAGTCCCCGGCAGAAACAGTAGCGCCACCACCAAACCGTTGACTGTTTGAGCTAATGCTAATTACATCGCCGTCAGGCACTGGGTCAGTTGGTAAAGCAGGCACTAGGTTAAGCTCGCCACGTGCATGTGCTTTTAATGTAGCAATGGCAGCCTCATAAGCGGATGTTTCTGTTTTGTCCATGCGCTCTGCGTTTTGCAGGTAATACAGGGCAATGGTTGAAGCCAAACGTGCCAGCAATGTGGTTTGCACAGTAGCTGGTATGCCATAGCTTAAAATCAGCGCATCAGAATCATTCAAAGCCTTATCAATAGCATCTAGCGCCAAAGCTAATGAGGCTTGATCCTGAGCGGTGTACTCGGTTAAATCCGCACCCGCGATCACTGCCCGCAACGCGTCATGCGGCACCATGTCGCGGTCAGCTGGTACAGCCAACTGGGCAAGGCGGCGCGCATTAGAGCGAGCAAGCAGATCAGTGCGGGTAGCGAAGGCCATGATTATTGAGCGCCTGTTTGATTGCCAGCGGCAGCAGCATCAGCGGCCAAGCGTGCAGCTTCTAATTCAGCCCACACTTCATCACGCTGCGTTGCGCTTAGTTCAAAGCCAAGTGAAGCCGCTAGAACGGTGGCATTAGGCAAACCGCCTTTTGTCCAGTTGCCTTCAACGGTTTTATCTAAAGCCGTCATGGCTTCTTTGATTGCCGCTAACTTCTCGGCATCAGTTAAAGGTGGCGGGTCTGTTTTAGTCGTATTGCCAGCACCTGTATCACCAGCTGGCGCTTGAGACACTGCCGTCACAATCACATTAACTTCAGCAGGTGGCACATAACCATCAGGCTCGGTATCACTGGTTTCAAGCATCTGCTCTTCACGCAAGCGTGCAGCGGTGGCTTCGTCAACTTCTACCAGCGCCCACACCAATGTGAATAAAATGGCGCAACGGTGAAACTGCGTTTGGCCTGACTTCGGGTTTACTCGTACATAGAGTTGTTGCATCTTGTTCTCCATCAAATTACCCCTGCATTGCAGGGGCTTGGGTTTAAATCAATTGACTTGGTTTAGTCGCTAGTTAAGGCATCCAAGGCGTTACAATCAACTCCACGCGCTTGTAGTTAGTGTTTGATTCACCACCAGCCAAGTACTCTTTAAGCAGCAATGCTTCGGCTGCTGCGCGGTTAGATGGGCCTACCAGCAATGTGTCGTACACAATGCCAAGCTTGCGATTGCCATCACCCTTAACAGTCATGCCAGCGTCATAACCTGCCTCAAAGTTGGCCGCAGTTAATGCAGCTTTTGAGCCAAATGCACATTGCCAAAAACCAAAGGCAGCATCTCCGCGCCAGCGTGCACCAAAGCTAAACTTATCGTAGTTAAATACCGTCTCGCTGGCATTGGCATTAGTGAGTGACTCAAAAGCTGGTTTAATACGCTCTTGCAAATACAGTGGCGCAGCTGCACGTTTGGTGCATAACAGCACCCAAGGCGCACCAGCACCAGCTTGCATATTGCTGACACTTACCGCCACACCAGTACCGTCTTCATTTGGGTACACAGGATGATCTGTGTCAAAGAAATACTGGCCGTCGTAACAAACGCCTGTAAAGCCATCCACCACTTTTTGGTACACCAGATCATTCATCAAGTCTTTGGCTGATTGGCCTTGGCTTTCTGAAATCGCACCATAATGGCTAAAGTTATCGTCTTCAATATCGGTACGCTCAACGTCTAACGTAGCTTCAAACTTACGGTTAGCTACCGTGTACGCGGTTTCAGCTGCTACTTTATGTAAACGGCTGCCAACCCACTCACGGAAAGTCGGGAACTGGCTTAACCATGCATAAGTGTTTGACTTACCGTCAGACTGAATAAGCTTGGCGATTCTTTTCCAATCGTCTGGCGTAGCTGCCAAGCCTGCGTTAAAACGCGTTTTAAGCGTGGTATGTAGTGCTAGAATTTGTGCGGCTGTTAATGCCATGTTGATCTCCTATGAGTGATCGTTAAAGTAGGGTTAACTTCAATGCAAATGCTGTTTAACTAAGATTTAAATTTTGTGGTTTAAACTTTGTTCTTTGCGTAGTCTTCAGGCTTAACGCCCATGCGCGTACACATCGCCAGCTCTTCAGCATTCAGGCCATGCTCACCTTTGTCATTACCATCTGCCTGGCGGCCAGCGGCTAAAATTGGATTGCTTGCATCTAAGTACTCAGTGAGTGCAGCTAAGCTTTGTTTCTCAGCCCACGCTTTTTGCGCTGGTGCAATGCGGCCATCGGTTAAAGCCGCTGCAATCAAATCGGTATGTTTGGTTTTTTCAACAGCAAGTGCAGCTTCAGCAGTTGCTTTTTCGATTGCTTCAACTTTGGCTTTCAAGGTGTCGCGCTCAAGGCTTAAAGCCACAACATCGACCTTTAGCAAATCTCGTTCTGCGGTTAAGGTAGCCATGCTAGTTGTTAGCTGTGCATGAGAGGCCGTAAGTGCTGCAATTTCTTCAGGTGTTTTTGCCATCGTGTTATCTCCAGATTGAGTATTGGGTAGGTCTATTGAGTAATACTTAGAAAGGGCAGCCAAAGAGTTCAGGCCGTCAAGACCAGGCGTATTGGTCAATGCAACTGAGATAATTTCCAACACCTCACCGGTGCCTTTGTAGTAGTAGAAAACCGCGCTGATGTAGCGGTATTCTTTTTCTGCAATGGCTTTTTTGGCGGATTTTGTCCAGCGAATATTAGTTACCCACAAACCATCAGTGCGAAATTCAAGCTGGTTAAACCAACCAGCGGCAGGCGCAGGCTTGCCGTTTTTCTCTTTATGTAAGCTCTGGTGTTCGTAGTCAATCAATGAATCGTTGGTTTTTGCAGCCATGCGCGCAATGACGCCAGTCGCAATCTCAGCCGTAAGTTGCCATGCCTCACAATCATCAGGGCGACCATCTTCAGCGCGAAAGCTACCAGCTGGTAGCAAATGCGCCTCGTTGGTTACGCCATCAGCACCAATATCAAAAACAAGTGCAGCGAAACTAATGGTTTTTTGTTGCGGTTTTGACAAAGCCCAGCTCCTAAGTTGATAGGTGCATTGTGGGCTGATTGAGGTGTTAATTTAATGCGTGAAACATTTCACGGGGGAGTGGCTAAGAAAGAATTGCAGGAGAGGCGCTGTAAGCGATTTTTTGATGCTTAGCTATCCAAAGGTATAGCTTAGTAGGTTAAGAGGCGTTTCAAACGCAGGGTGCGCTTTTTAAACGGTATTGCGGGTAAGGTTCAGAATACTAAACCTTTGAAATGATGAGTGAGTCTTTAAATTCATTAAAATTTCTAACAACGCCGCTTACTTCAGCTAGCCAAGCACTACTAACAATAAATTGCTTAATGTCAGTTGCATTCGGGTTAGATAATTTGTTACGAAAAAACAAAGAGTGCAATGCGCTCTTTTTTTGCCGACGCTTAGACATACGCTTAAATATTGCATTTGGTCTGGTAAAAACTCTCATATCTATCTCCAATGTTAAAAACACCGCAAAGGTCAGAACAAATCAAACTGACGCTCATCGCTCTCACGGCAAATATTCAAAATGTGACGGCTTGAAAGTTTGTTAAGCTTTGCCAGCTGGTTAATGCTGGTGTGTTTTTTATCGTGTCGAATCTGCGTATTACGCACCATGATAAATAACTTATCCGGCTTGGGCAACCAAATGCGGCCAGCGGCATCCATGTGGTCTTTAAGTGTAACGCGCAATCTTGCCAGCTCACTATCACTTAAGCCAAGCGCGTGGCTCTTAAACTGCGGTATGTGCTGGTTGATGCCGCCATGCTCAGCTAAAAAGTCACGACCACGGACAAAGCCCAATGCTTTAACTACTGCCCGGATCACTGGCGGAAAGTTACGCAGCAACTCTTCGTCTACTACTGGAAAGTCGTTTAACTGATCGGCAGGCATATTCATAAGGGGCTATCTCGCAAACCAAGCCTTAAGCGCTTCGGTAATACTTTGGCATTCGCTTACGCTTAATGAATCAAGGTCTGGCACATTGCGTGCCATTTGGCGCGCACAGAAAGCCAGCAACGCTTGGCGGCTGGCGTTTTGTACCTTGCCTGCTTGGCCTAGCTTGCCCCATAGCTTAACCAACATAGCAATGCGTGGCGGTACCGCTTTTGGTTTTGCGGTTTTGTCCTGGCTAAACTTATTTTGGTTAAACCCACGCACACGCGGCCAGCCACGCTTTTCATAATCTTCAAGCGCAGCTGCAAGCTGTGGCATGTTCATGCTGCTGGCAGAAATGCGGCCATCAATCTCACGCGCACCATGACGTGCAAGTAGGTCGCGGTGTGTTTCATCGCACCAGCCCGCTAGGCTCTTAATCGCCCAGCCTTTGGCAATGGCAACTAGCTGTAGGTAATGTTTGGTAAGGTCGCTCATTAGTTAACCAGTACAATCATTAAAAATACGATTATTAGAAGGTCTGAATTTGATAGCAGGTTGATCCATTCAATCACAGCAAGTCTCCAGCTCAGGTATTGCAGGCAACTCAGCCCAAAACGACACATGACCATTCACAGAAACATTAGCAGATGCCCAAGGGTCGAAAACAGTCCATCCAGAATCTTTCGTAAAGCAATATTCAGCAGTAATAGCTCTGGTGTGAGTCCAACCCACAGGGTTGTCTTCTGCCAACACAACTAAAAATGTTTCACCACAATTCATCGCTGGCGTATCAACTTTAGCGTCGTACCATTCAATAATTTCAGCTTGTATCATCTTGTTACCTCCGTTAAAACCATCCTCCATACCATTCTGCCAACCTCAGCAAAATGGTATAAATGAGGGTTTAAAGCTCTACCGCAGCAGCATCTTTCAAAGCTTTAAGCACTACAATCTTAGGCACGTGCTTGGCTGGAATATCCAACGCTTCACCTGTACGTGGGTTTTTACCAGTGCGGCCAGCACGCAGCGTGCTTGTGATTTTGCAAATGCCTGGCACAGTGACTTCATCACCTTTCTTTAAAGCATCCTGTACAACTTCGCCCAAGGTATCCAATACAAAATTAACGACTACCTTTGATATACCTGTGTTGCTATGGTGTTCTGCGATTGCGTTTACTAAGTCTGACTTATTCATGTGTTGCTCCTAATGTTGATATAAAAATGTCACTGTTGCGGTTATTGCAAGGGCTGATAGCCAGTAACAAACATCTGCCCACTTTGCTTCATAAGCCCAACGACAAGCATTCAATAAATACATGACCATGATTAGGTAATTGAATGCTTTAGGGTCGGTGAGCAGGTTCATACGCCAATGCCCAGGTGAACATCATCAGCAGTATGTTTTAGTGCATGCGCTTTGTTAAAAAAGCGGCGCAAGCAATAGCTTCTAATAATGCTAACCACTGTATAAACGGCACCTAAAGCCAAGTTCTGTGACAGGCTTATATGCCAGCCAAATAGTGGAAACACAGAAAAGTTAAGCACCATGTTGATACTGAAGCCTACCAATATATTGATGATGGCTTCAAACATTGATTGACGTCTTGTTTGCATCACACACTCGCCATATCTAGGCTGATCGGCGTGTATTCCTCGCTATCGCCAATGCGTTTATAAATACGCACATAAGCCTTAGTGCCAGCCACGCGCAAACTATCGCTGATCGCCCCCATCGCTTTATGCCAGTGCGCATCTTCGATTTTGTATTGGCGCAAACTCAGCACTTTGGTGGTACTAATCTTGCCTTCTTTGTCCACCTCAAAAGCGCCATTGACCAACACGCGAATGTTGTCGTTAATACCTTCTGCCCATGTGCTGATGCAGTCATCAATCAAGGCTTTAGCGGCTTGCAACCGCTCATCAAATACCAAGCTTTCAGCATAGGCGCGTTGAATTTTGTAGCGGCCATCGTAGCTGGTGAGGGTGACATTGCCTTTGTTGCCGCCAAGCTTAGCGCCATACTGCTCACCGCTCAGCTGTACAAACGCCGCCACATTGCCAAACACATTGTCTTTAAATGACTTGATTAGCTCATGCAATTCAATCGCCTCTAGCGCAATCTCTTGCACTAAGTTGTCACGCATTAAGTCAATTTCTTTAATTTTTGATACAGGCACTAAATTGCCTTTTGCATCTTCTTTATAGCCTTCGGGTACATGGGTCATTCTGCATTTCCTTTCGTTGGGTTAGTTGTCGTAGTGTTGAGTAATTTTTTGTGTTTATCTAAAAATGGTTTTAACTTTGAGCGCGTGCCTTCAGGCATAACCGCTTTGCCTGTTGCTTCAACTGCTTTTGTAATAGGTGCGCTATTGGCGGCTGAAACCACTGCGCCATACTTGCGGCCTTGCTCACTTTGCCTTTCTGCCTTGGCTTCATTCTTTTCTGAATAACCAGCAATGATGCTGATTAAGTAACCATGCCCACCCAGTGGCAGTATGAGTGCGGCTCTATTCGCCACCATGTTGCTGATCGCCTGCACCCAGTAGTCTTGTGGCGCAGCGTAAACACGGCCTTTTTTACTGACTTGTGCCTCAGTAATCATGGGTAAGAGCTCACCTAGAATTTTGGCTAATCTATCCATGCTCAAAGCGCGTTGTGCTGGCTTAAACAAGCTCACGTATTGCATCAGCAGCTTGCCAAGCGGCGCTGGCATTTGCAGTGCGATCGCAATCACGTCACGCGCCGCATCATGCTCAAGCAAGGCAGCTAGGCTCAATGTTTCACCACAGGCTGGGCAGGTTAATTTAGGCATTAGCGTGCTGCCTGATGCCAGCTAGTCGCCCAGCTATAGTTAGTGGTAGCGCACAGGATCATGGCCTTTACAAAGCGCACCAGACCGTTTTGTTTGTTGACATAGCCCACTGGCGCTAGGCTAAGTGGCTTGTTTTGCTGGGCATTAAGTTGCGCCCAAGTTCTGTCGTTTTTATTCATGACATAGCTCCTATTTAATCGCCTGCAAGCACAATGCCTGCTTGGCTACCGCATCAATTAAACTCACATCAAGATCGCGGCCTTTGCGGAATTGCTGAACGCCTGCGATCAAACCCTCAACCAACATACGTGCACTGCCTCGGCTATAGTCATATAGGCGATCAATCACATCGTCAGAAACATCATCCGCAGGGAATCCAGCCTGAACCAAAGCCGCCGCATCTTCTTTGGTGATCCGCTTGATGGTTTCAGGCCAAAAGCCTGTGCGGCTGCGAATCTGGTCAAACTGACCATGCTCAGGTTTGATTAGGCCGTTCAGATATTCAGTGCCAGATAACACAACACCAATGTTGGCCTTGTCACGTATGCGGCGGATCAGGTGAAGCTGCTTAGGCGTAAGCGTTTCGGCTTCATCAATAATGATTAAGCTATCGGTGTTATTAAGCGCGGCAACAATCGCTGCAAATAACACATAGTTGGTGCCAGTCACATCATGACCAACCACCAGCCTTGCCAGCTCTTTAACAATGGTTTGAGGTGTCATGGTCGGGTCGGCTTCTAGCAGGAATGTGTTCGGGTTCAGCTTGGTGTAATACTTCAGCGCAAATGTCTTACCTAAACCAACATAGGCGCTATATACGCTAAAGTTTCTGTTACGGCGCGCCATCGTGCAGGCTGTTTGCACAAGCTTAAATACAGTGGTTTCAACGGGTGGCAGAACATCCTCACCTTGTTGATCAATATGCAGCAGAGCACTTTCAACCTGAGCAATAATCTTGCTGGGGCTTGCGCCATAAACATTGCTTAATATCTGGCTCAGCGTACTTACACCAACGCGCGACATTCTTGCCAGTGCCGCTTGGCTTACGCGCTCAATACCGTCCTTGCTAAGCTTGCGCTCATCTAGCCACTGGTTGATTCTCTCAACACTTTTACGGTCATCTTCGCTGTAGTACTCGCCAGCTGGTTTTCTGTAATCTTTTGCGTCTGTCATACTCATCCCTTAAATATCAGTTAAATCAAGCATCAATGGTTCAGCCTCAATACGTTCACTTTCGCCTTCAATCGTGAGGTAATCAGAAATCGCATCGGCATCTATCACATGGCCTGCACGGTCTTTTTGCTCTTGCATCTTTTTCTCAAGGCGTTTAATCGCATCTTCAGCACGTGCAGTACGTTTGTCTTCCAAGCGGTTGGTATCAAGTGCGTCAATGCGTTTAATCAGGTTGGCGTCACATATCCAGCGACCATCAAGCGTGCGGATCACACCAATCTCATTCACCATCAGGTCATATTCAAGCAGCACTTTTTCACCGTTGAATGCCAACATATCTGGGTGACCATACGCACGCTTGCCGTGGGTAACGCAGGCACGGCGCACTGTAAGTGTTGCCACTTGGCGTTTAAGCTCGTGCAGGGTGGCATGCGGTGGAATCGGTACAAGATGATTCCAAAGCTCAATACGGGTTACTGATTTATCTTCAGGATGTGGCCTGTTTTCATAGCGCACCAACCATGCGTTAAAAGCTTCAGTGAACTCTTCAAGCGTTGGCAATTGCAAACGACCAGCTTTAATCTCGCGTACTGTGTGTTGCAGCACCTCTGGTGCCATATCATCGCCACAATAAAAATGCGGTCTCCATAGCTTTAAGAAGTCATCTTTCATAATGCGAAAGAATTGTTCAATCCAGCCCTTACCGTGTGGGTTACCTGGTATTGCATGAATGATCTGCTGTATGCCACTACGTGCATAAAAGCCAACAGCCTCATCACTCATCAACTTGTTTTTATAGCCAGAGCCGTTATCTACATACAAAAATGGCGGCACATGGTTATGTCTGGCAAAGGCTTCTGCCCACATGTTTTGCACGGCAATCGTGCCTTCGTGCTCATCAGCACGCCAGCCAGCAATCACGCGGCTGCGTAAATCCATGCCAACAGTCAACTCAGGCCTCCAAATGTCGCCAGTCACAGGGTGCGCCAAGTACACATCGGCACGGTAACCATCGGCCACATATACATCGCCAGCCAAGGCGTGCTCTGTACTGCGGCGTATGTAGGCTTTTTCAGTCAGGCGGTATAAGTTCTTGCCGATACGGGCTGGGCTATTGCGGCCTAACATGGCTGGCACGCTGCTTAAATAATGTCTAACTTGGTCATAAGTCACTGCAAACCCTTCAACCTCAAGCAACTGGCGATATACCGCGCTCATATCAGGCTTGCTTGGGTTGTTGTAATACTCCAGCGCTGGCCCCCACCATGCAGCAGACTCAATCACGCGGCCTTTATGATCTGGCAACAAAGCCTCTAAACCTTCGGTTTTATAATCTGCACACCAGGCACATATCGTGCTGCGCGTTGGTGATTTGCGGTCTTTTTTAGCAGTGGCAACCATTGCCGCTGAAACATAGGCTGGCAAGCGGTTTGACTCATTTCGCTCTAATAACAAAGCCACCGCATTGTTTTGGCTAACACCTTCATCCATCATGTGCTGTATGCAACTCACAATAATTTCACGTTGCGTTGCTACTTCACGCGCTTTAGCCGTAGCCTCGCGCCAAGGATCACGCGCACGCATTGCGAGCACATTCCCTGTAGGTAATACCACCTTGCCACCAGTTGGCGGTACCACATGCATGACCATCGCCTTAGCTCCCATGATTAATCTTCAGCCTTATTTTTTGATCCAGCAGGACGGCCTCGGCCTTTAGGTTTATCAGCATCGCGTTTGACTTCACGCGCAATTTGCCCAGCGTTATGCTTGTTTTCAATCATTGGATAATCATGTAACCAGCGCTCAGCTTCGGCTGGAGTAAGAATGTGTTGGCCTTGCACACGGTCAGGCAACTCAGGCATAAGCTCACGCATTGTTTCAATCATGAGTAATGCGCTACTGGCAGCGGCAGTCACGGCGATATATACCTGTTCAACTCTTAACTGCTGCTCAGGCGTGTTTTCTGCATAGAAAACTTGATGAAACAACTTATCCAGACTGGCTAAATTAAACTCACAACCAGCTTGCAGATGCATACACTCATCGCGCACGTCTTCTGTATATGGTTCAAATTTAGTGAGACGTTCTTTTTTCTGAGCAAGACGCTCATTTTGCATTTCTAGTCGCTCAATTTCGGCATTCATATTGTTGGCGCGCTTGCCAGAGTCTTTAAGGTCTTTCTCAAGCTCTTCTGTCTTAGCTGTTAGCTCAGACTTTTCTTTGATGTGCTTTTCAATCAAGCTTTCAGCAAGGTCTAGTAACTGGTCTTTATCGCCAGACTTAGCCGCCTCAATCAGGGCTGTTTTTTCATCATCTGGCAGCTTGCGGTATTGGGCTAGATCACGGTAGCCAATACCCATGCGCGTCATTGATTCAAGCGCCTCTTGTCCAAATGTATTCAGATTGGCGATATCGGTATTAGCTTTTTCATCCGATATTCCAAGCAAATTACAAAACTCAACCCAAGTGCCTTTTAACTCCAAACCGTTTGGAGCACGCATGCCAGACAATGCCTTGTAAAGCTTGTTTTCTTTAACAAATGCCAGCTTTGATACTCCAAACGTTTGGAGTAAATTGCCTGCCGCATTAAATGCTTGCGCCTGACCTAACAACTGATTAATCAAGTCACGATCATTAGGTGTAGTGATCACGTCAGCATGTTGCTGCGCTGCAACAATCTCAGCCATCGCCTCTCTAACACCTTCGTTGACAGTTTCATCATCAAGCGAAACTTCAGGATGCTGACCAGCAACTAGGCGCTGTGCATATAGCGACTCACCTAAAGTCGGCTTAACAGCCTTGGTTTTTCTTGCTGGCGCTGTACCAGTTAAATCTAGTTCTATTTCGCTAGTCATAATTAAGCCGCCTCTTTCAAACCAAGTGCTACAGCTGCACGGTGAGCTTCACCACGCAGGCCGCGACTAGTGCCAGACAGAACCGCTTGTGCAGTTCTGTAGTTGATGTTTTTTTCTTGTGCCCACTGCACCAAGGTCTTTCCCTGTCTATTTAAATTTGCTTTTACTTTCTCAGGTGTCATAATGTTTCCTCTTCATGATATTTCGTGGAGTTTCATGAATTATGGTTCAGTAAACTGAACCTGTCAAGTTTTATTTAATGGACTTTTATGACTATCGGAAAAAGATTAAAAGAAGAGCGAGAGCGGCTTCATTTAACGCAAACATCTTTAGGTGATATAGGCGGGATGGGGAAGACAACCGTAATCGCATGGGAGCGAGGTACGGCGTTTCCCAACGCAGAATTTTTGGCAGCTGCAGCGAGCTGCGGCATGGACGTTTACTATGTTGTTACTGGTGAGCGATTAGATAACGCCGCCACAACACCTATTGAGTTGAGCTACTTAAGAATTTGCCGAGCGTTGCCAGATCAATCGGCAAAAATGGCAGGTAACGCCGCGCTAATGGGTGTGCTGGCTTCTTATGGCATAAAGCTAGCAGATAGCTATGTAGCAGCTAATGATTCCACCAATTTAAAAGTAGCAGAATCAGAAGCCACCTATAAACCAAAAGGCACGCAATGAACTTGCTACTAGATAAATTTAAAAAAGCGCCGTTATGGCAGCAACGATTTTTAGCTACGCTATTTATAAGTTGCGCAGTGGTTACCACTTTACTCATTATAGACTTTGCAAAAAACAGTCTCTTAGATAGCCCGCAAGCACTTAAGGTAAAAAGCGCATTAGTGCCAATAGCTGATCAGTTAGAGGCAGCAGAGAAGCTTGGCGATAAATCTGTAGCTATAAGTCTTTTGGAGCCAATAACAAAAATATTGAATGACTATAACAATATGGATGATCAGTTAAAATCGAAAATAAACGGCTCACCATTAAGATACTGTCTATTAGCAGCCACACATTTATCTACTGGCATAACAAGTTTTTATCAGAGTGGGTACTGGCAAAATAAAGAGCAATACAAAGCAGCACTAGATGCTTGCAAATAATGCAGAATACTAATGGCCTAATTCGTTACTTCAATCTTCAAGATTGGTGGATCAATACATTTACAGATCAAGAGCGCTCTAGGCTAATAGAAACTTATGGCAAAAAATTAACCAATGGCACTATCACAGGCACCAGCCTCACAGCACAAAAAATGATGCATAACATGTGCGCATTTTGGAAGCCAACCGAAAGTGACCTAGTTATTATTGAGAAGATTAAAAAAACTCCATTCCAATAGATCGCTAGAATCCTAAACAACGCTTGTTCGCTTCACCCTGCGAAACGTTTCGCACCTAATTTAACCTCACGCGCACGCGTAAGCTCTCATCATCACTTTGATAACCATTTGATGATTTGGAGCTTACCTCATGAAACTACCGCGCCTGTTTGGCCTAGTTGTACTTAACGTCATTTTAATCGGCATACTCATTGCCATTGCACCTCAGCAAGTACCGCTAACACTCTACAAACTCTCATTAGTCACACTCGCTGGCTTGGTTGGCTACTGGCTAGACCGCGCTTTATTCCCTTATGCTAGGCCTGATAGCTTTCTTGAGAGGATAGCGTTTAAAAATACGAGAAATGACCAAGTTTTTTATAGTGATGTCTTTAAGAAAGGGCAAGAACTAGCATTTTCATGTTCGCTAGTACGCCGTGCCATTATCATTGGCTGCGCCATGCTGGCAATGGGCTTGGGTGCTTAGCCATGTGGACTAGCAAACAAACACGCCAGTTTGTACTTTTCTGGGTTGCAATCAGTCTTTGCTTATTGGCTACGGCCTTTATCGGTCATGCTTATGCCGCGCAGCCAATACCAGCCAATGCAATCAAACACCGCGCAGACCTAACCCGTGCCGCGCATACCGTTTGGGGCTTAAATGCACCAGTACCAGTGTTTGCTGCACAGGTGCATCAAGAGAGTGCTTGGCAGCCACAAGCCTTATCTAAGGCCGGTGCTCAGGGCATGGCGCAGTTTATGCCTGCCACCGCTGTTTGGTGGTGTAACGCCAACAATTTATCGTTGCAAAATTGCCAGCCGACTAACCCGAAATGGGCGATGCGCGCATTAGTTGGCTATGATAAATGGCTATATGACCGTGTGCGTGGCGATACTGAGTATGACCGCATGCATGCAGTATTACGCTGTTACAACGGCGGCTTAAGTCATTGGCAAGCCGAGGCTAAACTAGCAACAGGCCGCGACAGAATATCCATTGATGCTGCTTGTGGCACGGCTAAACGTCACCGCTTTCATTGTGCAGAAAATCTCAACTATCCCAAACGCATTTTAAACGTGTATCAGCCGCGCTATTTCGGCTGGGGGCGCGGCCTGATGATGGGAGCCAGCGCATGAACCGCACATTAGCTATTAGCCTGGTACTTATCGTGGCGAGTATGTTCAGCGCCTACAAACTCACCAGCAACTATTACGTTGCCCAAATAACCAAGATTGAATTGGCGCAAACACAAGAGAAGTTAGCCGCTGAAAAAGCCAATGCCAGCCAATTGCTTGCCGCACAGAGCTTGTCTGATGTGCTCTTAAATAGCCTTGCCAATAAAGAGGCTGAAAACGCTCAACTCACACTGGAGAAAACCCGTGAAATCCACCATTACGCTACTGGCAATACTTGCTTTAACGCTGACCTTACCAAGCTGCTCAACGCTAACAACAGTGACCTGCAAGGACTCACCGAAACCGTCAGCCAACCTATTGCAAAAGATGGAGCCATTGAAACCATTGAAACACAAAGCAACACCCTCACAGACGAAGACGTTGCAGAGTGGATCGCCTACGCAAAAGGCCAATACGAAACCTGCCGAGCCAGACTAGGCGCGCTGGTTGACTTTAATACGACTGACATAACCAAGGACATTAAGCATGACTGACCAAACCAACAAAAATAATGATATGGCAGAAGTCGCCCGCAGTATTGGCCTGCTATCTGGCAAGCTAGAAGTAATGCACTCTAGCATCACCAATAACTTCAACGTACTGCGTGAAGATATGCGCCGCATGGAAGACTCAACCAAGCAGAGTATGCAACTCTTAGAAGCATCGACAAAACAAAGCATGGAGCACTTGGAAAATAGACTCAATACCAAAGTTGATAGCTTAGGTAGCCGCGTTAAGGTCTTAGAAGAGGGAGAGAAAGTCAATATCAAGGTTACAGCCAAACAAGGTGTAACGATTGCTGGTATTAGCACCGCGCTTACTTTAGGCGCAGTTGAGCTGTTGAAACACATAAAATAATGGCACATTCTCAAGATACCCGCGACAACGTAAGGCGCATCTACATTGAGGGTTTGCCGCTCACTGGCGCTGCTGTCACTTGCGGCGTGAGCTACGATACGGCACGCGATTGGAAAGCCTCAGCTAAGAAACTAGGCGACGACTGGGATACGGCACGCGCAGCTTATAGTATCAGCGGTGCTGGCATTGATGACCTAAACGAGCAACTGGTTGAGTACTTTGCACGTCAGGCCGTGACTACGATGCGTGAGCTGGAGTCAGCACAGATTCTGCCACAACAAAAAACTGAGTTAATGGCATCACTGGCAGACTCTTATGCCAAGTTCAGTAAATCATTCAGCCGAGTAAACCCTAAACTTGGTGCGTTGAGCGTGTCACTAGATACACTCAAAACCGTTGCTGAATATCTAAGCAAGCATGACAAAACAGCACTAGCCAGCTTTCAAGAACACCTTGAAGGCATCGGCGCTACATTACAGGCGCGGTACGGTTAATTATGGCGGCTGATAAAAACTTAGATGATGTTCAAACCATCAAGACATGGCGTGAGTTTGAACTAGAACTGGCTAAGCTAGGTGAAGACCTACGCAATCAGATTGAGCTAGAGTGCGAGGCCTTTGCAATTGACCAAGCTGCCAGTGCGGCGCGGCGTGAACGTGCATGCTTTGACTACCAGTACTTTTGCCAAACGTACTTTCCGCACTATGTGCCAACACCGCATTTCAGCTTGTTTCAACAATACATCTTTAAAGCCTTCCCTGCTGCTATTGATGGTTTTCGTGATGCTAGAAATACCGATGAAGCCCCTCGCGGTGAAGCTAAATCAACCTATGAAACCCAGCTTGGCACATTGTGGTCTGTTTGCCGTTCTGACTATCTGGCCGAGCTAATCAAGACTAGAAAAATAGCTAAAAAAGC